TGAGGACAGCCCCCTGCGACATCATCGCGTTGTAGAGGAATGAGGCTTTCTCAGCGATGTAGTTCCATTCGGTCGTGAGCTCGGAACCGGAGCAGGCTCCGACGGCTGACTTGTGATAAGCGAAGGTCGAGCGCTTCGCCGCCGCCGGAACCGGCAGGCCGGAATGGGTGAACCACAGGAAGCCCATCCACCTTTTCGCCACCATGCCGCCGGGCCACGGCAGCTGATCGGCGCCCACATAGTCCGACGAAGCAAATGCCGTGATTGACAAGAGGTCCGTCCATTGCTGCGGCCCGATCACCCAGTAGCGGTCGCCATCGTCCGGCACGTCCTGATTGCCGAAGTAGTTGAACACGGTGTTGATCTTGGCCTGCGTCAGGACCGCGGTGCCCGCCTCGGTGATGACGTTGGTCGAGGTGTCCATCGCGGTGATGATCAGCTCGTCGGTCTTGCGGCCGATCGCGTTCGCGCCACTGGTGGCGACCACCGCCCGCTCGTCGATGTTGATCTTGAGCTCGTCGAGCTTGTCGACGTAGTCGGCGGCGTAGAAGTCGGCCAGCGTGCAGACGACATTGGTGTGGTCGAGCGACATGGTCGGCACCATGCCGTGACGCGACTTGGTTCCGGCGACGCCCTTGCCGACTTTCTGGAACGTCGTGTCCTTGCCGTTGATGTTCATCTTGGTGCGCACCGTGCTGCGCAGCTTGGTGCCGCCGCGCTGGTAGGCGAGCTTCACCTCGGCCTCAAACTGCTTGATGAAGGCCTGGTCAATTGAGACGGACATGGGGGTTCCCCTTCAGAGGAGTTGCGACTCTTCGATGAAGGGTGTTCCGACGGGGCCGGTCGGTGAGAGGTGCTCCCTTTGGGGGGGCTCTCTCGCGGGCGTCAGGGCCTGTGCCGTGCGTTAGATCACATCAAAGTGCGGTCGTATAGAGAACGCCCCCCTCCCTGAATCCGAGATGGGTGAAGAACTTGTGGGCCTGCTCCGGATTAATGCCGGTCGCGGCCCCGAACCGGGCCTGCTTCGCGCCCTTCGCCTTGCCCCACGCCATGAAGTGATTCAGCAGGCGGACCGCGGCCGAGCTCCCCCGACATTCGGGCCGGACATAGAAGGCGATGTCGTAGGCATATAAGTCATGGCCGAAAAAGAACGGCTCGACGCCGCCAACGAAGAAGCCGGTCAGGCCGTGGTGGTTTTCGGCGACGACGCAGTGCAGGCTGTCCATGCCGAGAACCATGTCGGCGAGATCCATCAGCTTCGCGGGAATGAAGGCGAAGTCCGTGTAGTCGGGCGATTCCTCGTGCATTCGCGCGCCCATTTCGCAGACCCGCGCGAAGTCCGAGAGTTCGTAGGGACGAACCCTCACCTGTTGTATTTCATCTTGAAGTAGCGATCGACGCGGGCCACCACCCCCGGATCGCGCCGCGCCGGGTGCTGGTAGGCCGGGCTGTTCATCAGGGCCATGATGGTATGCTCGTCGTCCGGCGGTTGGCGCGTCACCCCTTCCGATCCGTTCGACGGGGAGGGGGTCACCGGCTTGTCGCCCTTCATCAGGCGCTCGAAGATGGCGATGCCGTTCGCCGTCCGGCACCACTTCTCGACCTCGGTCCATTCGTCCTGGCTGAAGGTCTGTCCCGCCCACAACGAGACCGCCTCGATCCTCGCGTTGGCGTTCTCCCCCAGCTTCTTCCTTTCCTCCTCCTCGTTCGGCAGGTCGCGGGCGAGGATCTCGACGACCTTGTTGACGCCGTCCTGAAACTCGGCCTGCGACGCGCCCTTCCTGTAGGCCATCTCGCGCCACCATGTGGTCAGGGGATTCGCCGACAGCGCGTCGACGTCGACCGTGACCGGCCCCTCGAACTTTGGCAGTTCGTACTTCTCGGCCGCCTCGGGACGCTCCTTGAAGAAGTTCGTCTCCACCTCCTTCTTCAGGTCTTCGGTCTTCCTGGTGTAGGCCTGCGTCAGGTGGTCGTAGCCCTGCCGGAAGTCCTCGGCGGTCTTGTACTTCTCGGGCAGCCACTTCGGCCGATAGCCGGGGGCCTCGGAGGGAACCGCTCCGGAGGGAGGGGCGGCCTGCTGAGGCGGGGCGTCGGTCGCCTCGGGGAGCTTGTCAAGCCTGTCAAGCTTGTCAGGCGGCGGGGTCGGGGCCGTTGCTGGCGGGGCCGGCGCGGTCGGCGTTGAGGTCGGCGGCGATGCGGGAGAGGGAGGTGTGAGCACGGCGCTGGGCCTTTTCATGGAGGGCCTTGCGGATGGTCATCAGGGCGACGAGAAAGCGCTGGCCCTCGCGATGGCGCAGCTCGTCGTTGCCGATCAAGGGACCGGCCGCACTCTCTATAGTAATGGAGCGCAGGTACGCCATGCACTCGACGCCGACCGGGCTCGAGAGCCATGCGGCGAAGTTCTGGTTGATACGCTCTTCTTCCGCGGTCGCGCGCTTGATCCCGTCCGGACCAAGGGTCGCCGGAAGAAAGCCTTCAGGCGGGGATTTCGGCTGGCGGACCACCTTCGGGCGCTCCCATCGGACCACCAGGGCCCATCGGCTGTTCTTCCGGACCGGCCTGCATCTGCTGCGCCGCCTGCGCAATCTGCTGCATCATCTGCGTCCGCTCCTCGTCGGAACGCAGGAGCCGTTCCGGAATCTGGAGCTTCTGCGCGATGTACTTCGCCGCCTCCTCGGTCTTGATGATGATGTTGACCAGCTGCGGCCCGAACATCTGGCCGACGCTCTGCACATAGCCGGTCACGGTCACGACGTCCTGATGCGCCTGCGCCTGAGCCAATGGGCTGGTCGATATGATCTTAACTTCCCGTCCGTTCACCTGCGGCAGGGTGATCCGGTTCTGCTTCTTGAGGATATGGATCACCCGGCGCAGCAGCGGCTGCACCAGCTCCTGATGCAGCCGCCCGAATGACGACCCTATTTGCCTGCTCAGGTCAGCCATCCGCGTGCTGACCTCGGTCGCGCTCATCGGCGTCTTGTCCGGATTCCCGAGCATGTCGTTGAAGAGCGCCCGCTTGATGTTGGCGCGCATGTCGTTGAGCACGAGCTGCGCGACATCGAAGCTGCCGACCGGACCCATCGCCTTCATGGTCGAGCCCGGAGCGAGCGGAATGATCGTTCCCGGCACGATCTCGATGGTGTCGACGTTGATGACGCCGTCGTCCTCGACCGTGTACATGCCGGCGATCGACATCTCGGCGTTCTCGAGAATCATCTGCACCGTGAGATTGCAGGTCTTGATCGCGGGGAGGGCGTTGAGCAAAGGCCCGCGTCCCCACGCCTCGCCAGCCATCTTGGTCCAGCGGAATGGAATGATCGGATTGCAGCCGAGTCCCTCATACTCGACCTTGAGAATCGGCTCCTCGCACATCTTCTGGTCGAAGACATAGAAGCACCACGTCTCGGTCGGCTTGTCCCAATCGCGATAGACCGCCTCGATGACCTCGACCATCGCGTCGGGCTTTTCCTCGGCCAGGCTGGCCCAGTCGCTCGGCAGTTTCGCCTTCTTGCCATAGCGCTGCTTCAGCATGCCGACACGAAAGTTGCGCTTGCGGGCGATGAAGTCGATCGAATCGTCGGGGCCGCAGTCGATATAGAGATGCGGCAGTGGAATCGCCGAGAAACGTATGGGCTGCAAGGGATCGTCACTCTCGTCGACCTGAATGCAGCCGGTGCCGACCGCGAGATCGAGCAGGGACTCCGCCACTTCCTGATTGAAGTTCGACGTCTGGAGAATCTCGAAGACGTAGTTGGTGACGCCGTCGAGCGCCTCGTCGACTTCCTTCCTCTCCTCCTCCGGAATTTCGGAGCCGGCGTTCAGGTCGGCCCATCGCGTGAAGGTGGGGATCAGTCCGGCCTGCAACCGCGAGGCAAACTCCTGAACGCCGACCACCGCGGTCTCGTCGAAGATCTTGTCGGTGCGACGCTGCGCCGGAGCCTGCGTGAACATGCTCTCCTTGGCCGGCATCGCGTATTCATAGCATTCCTCGAAAACCGACAGCCACGGCTCCTTGAGCTGCATCGCGTGCCGGAATCTCTCGAGGCAGCGCTTGCCCTCCTCACGGCCCGGCGATCCGTACGATGCGCTCTCGACGGCATAGAGCTTCGGCCGCTTGAGGAGAGCCACCTCAGAAGGCCCCGCTCGCCCGCTCCGCCGTCAGGCGGCTGTTCAGCATCCTGTCGGTCTGTCCCGGCCCGGCTCCGGCAATCAGGGACCGTGGTCCAAACAGGCCATAGACGAGGCCGCGCTGTCGCCGCGTCTCCTCGTCCTTCTCGTCGGCGATCCTCTGGGTATTGACGTCGGCCTGCTGCTGCTTCTGGGCCTCGAGGCCGGGATCCGGTCCGGGAGCCTTGGGTTTCGAGAAGCACATGGTATCCGCCTCCGATTCGCCGTCTTACGTTGAGTGCGCCGCGCGCTCCTTCTTGACAAGGGGCGAACGGGCGAAAACGTCCATGCGGCGGCGGGCGTTGACGGCTCTCACACTGGTTCCGCCGAGAATGTTGCGGCTCTCCCCTCCCCCGCACAGCGCATACTGGAGGGCGTCATGCACATGGGAGAAATGGTTCTTGTCCGGCTTGTCCTCGAAGCGCTCGCCCGAGACCTGCATGCGGCGATACGCATAGCCACCCTGAAAGCCCTTGCGAAGATTGACGCAGGACGGATCCAGCGTGAACGCCGGTCGCCGGTCGACAAGGCGCGTCAGTGCGGACGTCACAGCTTCTATCCGCAAGGCGGGATCGTTGGTCGGAGCGCTGCGCACCGTGAAACCGGCCTTCCGTAAAACCATGAGCGGCGTCTTCTCGTCCGTCGCAACACGGTAGTCGCCGCTCGGATCACCCCACACGATCGCCTGTGACCCCGGATAATAAGTCGCGAGGTCCGATCTTACTTTTTCCGCGAACCGGACAATGCCCATGTCCTTTGCGACAATCTCGCGCATGATCAGCCATCGTCCACGGACTCTCTGACAAAAGACAGCAGCCGGCGTCAATCCAAAGTCCATGCCGATCAAGATCGGGATCCCAGGCGCAGCCTGAAGCACATCCTCGGCAACGTGTAACCTCTCGTCGAAATCGGCATAGACCGGCTTGCCATCGGTCGTAGAGCCCAGCTCGTTTAGAACGTACACCTGTATCCATGCGCTGCCCTTTCCCTCAATGATCCTCTGATAATAATTGCGCGTCAGATTCTTCCTGTTTTCTCTGAGCGGATTTATCTCGTAGCCGACGATACTTCTCCCTTCTCTTATTGCTGTCATAGCGCTCGGCTGCGTGAAGAAGCGCCAGCTTTCCGGCTTCACTAACATCAGGGATTCTTCGCGACTTATATGCTCTGGCAGAGGCGCTTCTCCCGACAGAATCGGCCACCAGTTGTCGTCGTCCATCGAATTGGTATCCGCAATCACACCGTACCACGACGGTCCGCCATCCTTCATGGAAGGATATCGTCCAACGCGCATGGTCACAGCATCGACTATGCTTTTCGGCAGCTCGCGCGCCTCGTTCAACCAGGCGCCAGTCAAGTCCAGCGACAGTAATTTGCGAACGTCGTCGGGCCGGTCGAGTGCAATAAACAGCACTTCGCAGTCGAGGTCGCCCTTCGCCAGACGATGCACGAACGGCGGCGGATGCATCACCAGGTTTCCCCACACCGCTTCCGGAAACCACGTCTTCCACGTCTCGATCGTCGTCGTCCGCAATTCCGGGTAGCTGTTCCTCACCACCGCCCATCTCGACATCCTCGTTCCCGTGGAGGAGCTCTTCGCCTGCTGCAAAGCCCGCCGGAACACCTCAACGCAACAGGCGCTGGTCTTGCCGCTCCCGACCGGACCCCTTATCCCCCGAAAAAAATCATCCGACGCCATGAACCGCCGAAGAACCTCCCCGTCCGGCCTGTACTTGAACTCACTGCTCATCGCGAAGCCCGCGATCAACCGCAAATTCCAGCATCGCCTCAATCACCTTCGGAGCCTGGGCCGCAATCACCCGATCAGCCTCCTCATCCGTGATGTAATCAACCGGAAACTGCGAAAAATGAACCCGCTTCACAATATCCCGCAATAACCGACGATCCTCCCGCCGTAGCCGGTGAACAAACCGAACACCCTCAACCGCCTCGCTCATGCTCGCCATGATAACCCTCCACAGGACATAACTCTCACCAAAAAGAGCACATACAGTCCTATGAATTGCGGGTACAACCGGAATAAACCACCTATACAACCTGACGATAGGCGATTCTTCCAATGTGGAGGAAACCATCCCATCCTAAGTCAGTAGTCATGAGAGTAGGAGAGGCTTCCCCCCCCCGTCCTAGGGGAAAAGTTACGGGTTGGGGTCCTCTATAGGTACCTCAGCGCCCCTTTTTGAACCCCCCTTCGCTGCCCCAGCATCCCTGCTAACGACTGATTTGCTGGCTGGGTCACCAGCGGGGTCTATCACGAGTGAGCCCTTACTTGTCCCACT